AAATTTTATCTGATCCAAAATTTAAAACAAAACATGCTGCACCCGTGGTTGCATTATAAATTAATGCGCCCCTTGTAGTAAAGGATGCTGGGTTCCAAACTGCATTATTAAATGATACATAACTAACATTATATTGAGTATTTTGAGTTGGATAAGTTGAAATTACTAAACTTTTTCCACCAGCCGTATAACCTGTTCCAGCTACTTCGTTTACCGTTGTATATGCCGTAGTTGATTGACCTAAATTAGCGTTTGCATTATACAAAGCAATATTATAAGTATATGGACTGGTTGCAGTAAAATTTTCCAAACCACTTAACAAGTTTTGCTGAAATACCGTACAAGATGTTTGAACTATCATAGGACAACATTACCTCTTAAATTGGTATTTAATTTTGTCTGACCATCTCTATATGCATCACCACGCTCCATTCCATTGCCCAAACGAATAGCTAACTGAAGAGCTTCTTGATATTTGTCTTCGTAGTATTTGACCATATCTGCCTCACCCTTCATGAAGATCATTGCTTCACGCATTGAGCCATATAAAAGGACTGGATCAAAATTATCTCCTAACCAGCTCATTCCATTTGAATTATTAACAGATGATACAGAAAAATTAAATCCAGAGGCTGTTGAACTACCACCTAAATAAGAAGTATTTACAGTTAATAAATCGCCTGATTGATAAAAATTACCGCCATTCTGTAAAGTAACTGAAACTATTGTCCCATTAGCACCTACTAAAACGTCACCATAACCACCTGTTCCTGATTGATTTCCACTTGTGCTGTAATAACTAAATGGAACATTTACATACAATCCTGGAATGTAATTACTACCAATAGAATTTACTGCAATTATCGTAATAATTCCTTGAACAATTGATGTTGGGTAATAAAAATAATGTAATTCAGTTGAATATGATTGATCTGGAGTTGGACCTAAAATAACAGACAAAGCTGTTGGATAAGAATATTGCGATCCAAATAATGCATAATGTGTTGGCGTACCCGTAGCTGATGGTATTGGGAACGCTTCACGAATAAAATTAACATCTTTATTTAACAAATAAGAATACGCACCAGTTGTTGAATTAATTATTGCTATTGAAAATGTTGATAAATAATCATTAGGCAAAGATAAATATTGATTACCAGCAGTTATTGTGCCAGTTACGTTTTTACGCAATGATGGAAACTGCACAGAGTTATATACACGCTCTTCACATTCCTGTACAAAAGTGGGAATGTAGTTGACAAACGTAGACTCCGTATTTTGTGCATACGCTTGGATTGAGTTATAGAGTTGCTCGTAATTAATTTAAACCACCCTCACCAAAGTAAATTTATTATCTACCTTGCCTTTTCTTTTTAATGATTCAGTAATAGTGGATCTAGCATATCCAAGATACTCTGCGGCATACTTTTGATTTAAGAATGATACCTCAAGTTCTTTACAATATACAGGTTTCCATTTTGATTTTGCGGTTTTAGCAATGGATTCTTTGGAATACTTAATTCCAAGTTTAACAACTCGCATTTTAGCCCTTATTTCAGGGGTAAATATTAATGACTTTCTAGCTGTTTTTAGTATGTTGTAAGACTGTAGGACCATACATCTATTTTCATATTCAATTTTATCTTTTTCGTCACACTGTAACAATATTTTAAATTGAAAGCTTTTCTCACCGTATTTATCCCAAGCTCTTTGTAAAACAAAAGAATGGTGCTTTTTACGATTTAAATCTCCCTTATGCTTAGACCAACGAACACGGGGATTAGTAGTGCTACCAATATAACACTTGCCATTTACCTTGTTTTCGATGGAATAAACGTAAGCGTAGTTCACGCCATTGGCCCTCTACTCATTTTACCTTTGGTTGCTGCTCCTGTACCACGCATTTGTATACCAGATGTTTTTAATCTGGATTGTCCATAACCAACACCACCATAAACTGGATCAGTCAATTCAGCATCTTTAGCTGATTTTGTATGTGCAAATTCGCCACGATCCATGACTTCTTGACCAGTAATATGTTTCTCTTTATTGGTATGAGGATTAGCATAAACCTCTGCTGGTTCAGCAAACTTATTTTTGCCAATGGTAATCTTTGGACTATTTTTAGTCGTAGGTTTAACTTGGGTTTTCATTATTTGCTCCCTGCTTTTTGATTATGAGCACGAGCTAGATTGCGACCAACAGCTCGCATTTCTTTACCTGTTACACCACCTTTTTTTAATTTGGTAACTGGTTTACCCTTGTGCATATGATGTTCATGCTTATGCACTTCTTTTGCTGCTTCTTTATCAGCAATTTTTACGACTTGTTTTTTGTCCATAATAACTCCTAAGTTGTTAATATCGTTACTTTACCTATTGTAATCACTAAATTCAAGTCATTGGGAACAAATGCATTTGTAAAATAACTTGCTCCACCAACTGGATTCCAGCCCCATTGCGTTTGCCTACTACCATCTGATGCATAACCTTGATTATCAATATTAGTTACCGTTGGATCATATGGATTAGTAAACAAACCAGTTGTTCCACTTGCTTGATAACTTACATCTGGGCGAGGCTCACGCACCGCCTGTGGATCGTTCACAGGGTATAAACCTAAACTTAACTGTGGCTGATCTGGATCCCAACACTCAGGACAAACTTTAATATTAAATAACTTAGTTTTAATTACTTCTTTTTTTAATTCAGTAAGTTTGTACCGTTGACCACATCGATCACATTCGGCAATTGCATACTTACCTGATGAATACTTGTTTGGCATTAAACTATCCTGCCTTTAGTCCTACCTTTAGTTTCAATTCCATGCCCACGCACAACTACTTTGCCACCTTTTTTATATTGCTCAGACTTTGATGCTCGACCAGCTTTTTCAGCAGCTTCAACTTCTTGATCCATGATTGAATGTATTTCTTTTGCTCTTTTATCGCCCTCTTCAGGTGTATCATATACAGGATATTTACCCTTGTTAATATCAGAACGCCAATAATCTCTAATTAAATCAGGATCTTCATATTGTTTTCCTTGAATATAGCCAGGCACAAGAGCTGATTTTCCTTTATATGGACCACTATCCATTGTTACGCCAGTACTATAAACAGTTACAGGCTCTCCATTTGGACCAGTTCCAACATTGTTAAATGCAATATTGTTTCTATGATATTGAACAATATTCTTTTCTTGTGGAGTAAGTTTTAAATCGGGCATTATCTATTTCCGCCACCATAGAATCCCATTCTTGGAACAAAACGGATTGCCGCCTTCTCTCTATCTTCTTCCGAAGCAAGTGTCCATTGCTCCATATAATCTGCTTTAAGCATTGCTATACGAGCAGGATCAACGCCATATATTTTTTGTGCCAAGTAATAAGCCAAACCAGCAACTAAACAAGATATAAATCGAAATGGAATATCATTTGTTGCCGTACCAGTTCCAGCATCCTGCATTCTACGCAATCTCCAATACACAAATGTGTACTGATTCCCTGGTGAATTAGGAGTCGGCCAGACGTTAATACAAGGCAAATTTGTCACGCTAATAGGAGCGTTGTACGCATGACTTGTTGCAGTTGTACCTGCTTGCCCACGATAACAATTTAAAAGGTATGGAGACGTTGTAGAGACGTTTGGATAGTAAATAATCTCGTTATCTATTTTAATGTATCCAGTCGCAGCTAACCCTGTTAAATCGTTTGGACTTAATTGAATATTTGTATCTGTTGCTGATATTCCAGTATTACCATTAGATCCATTACCAACTAAAGTATATGTTGTTGGCTGTGTCTGTCCAGATTGACGATTAATCCATACTTGAATTGGTCTACCCTGTGCCAGTTTATTGGGCAAAGTAGAATATGTATCTTCTGAAATACGGCTAATATTGATATCAATCTGGTTTTGTAGCGTCCCAGTTCTAATGACTTGACTTAATAAATCAATCGTATCAATTGGCAAAGGATAAGTAATTTGCCCTGTGTTCAAAGGTATTTGTCCTTCTTCAACAGTCCACAGATTAATGCCTCTGTTTGCCCATTCAACCGATAAAATATTTAATGATCTTCTGGCAGTTCTAAAATCATATCCGCTTCTTAACTCAGCACCACACCGTTCGAATGCCTCTTCAATGAGTTCATTCATGTTTAAATCAAATACGGAGGTGCCTGTCGTTGTCATTTGTGCATTTTTCTAAGTGTTTCTGCTAACCTTGCACGTTGTCCTAATTTGCCAGGTTTTTTAACAGCAGCTTCGAGCTTTTTCTCAGGGATTGTATGTCCTTCTTTAACGCCCAAAGATTTACGCAACGCACCAGCTCTGTGTATTGCGTTCTGTATCCAATGTTCAGCCATGATTAACTTGCTGCTGGTTGGGTTGGTTCAGCCTCTGGAGCAGATTCTGGAACTGGCTCTGGTATAACTGGAGGAGGAGCAACTACAGCAGGAGTTGGATCAATTTGTGGAACAATTGTAGCTGCAAATTGTTTTACAACTTGTGCATCTGAAA